ATCAGAGAATTTCCTTCATTTGGTAAACCCGCTAACATTGTTAACGTACCAAATTTTGGACAATCTGTAAGTTCACAGATCCAAGGACAATCTGATGCTCCAACATTGGAATTTACTTTGAATTATGTACCTTCTGTACATGATACTATTCAAGGTTTAGTTCAAGATGGAAACACATATGTATTTCAACTAGATGTTAAAAATTCATCTACTGGTGATAATGCTGCATTTTATGTAAAGGGACAAGTAGCGTCTTTTGAAGTAGCTCCAAATTTGACTGATTCAAATCAGGCAACTTTGACATTAAGTACTGAAACTGACTATGTTGGTCCATTTGCTGACGCATAATAAAATTTTTTTGGCTGGGCTTAATTGCCCAGCTAAATAATAGTATAAGGATAAAACATGGATAATAATAATAAACCATTTAATAAATATTATGTATTAAGAATAACTTCTTTACATATAAAAAAATCTATAGATACATCTATAAGAAAAACTTATGATAGATTGAAAGATGTAGATAATAAACAAGAAGTCTTTGAAACATTAGATGTTTTACATAAAATTAGAAAAATGATGGAAGACTTTGAATCGCATAATAAACATTTATATCAAAAACCAAATGAGGCAGAAAATGAAGCACATAAAAATAGTGGAAATAACGAAGAAAATACCATTTCTTAATCAAGAAGTGGAAATTAAACAGTTAACAGTTAAAGGTATAAAAGATTTACAAAAAGTTTTAGATCAAAATAAAACCGATGATGTCACTGGTATAAGAACATTAAGTGCTATATTTAAATCAACTGTTGTAGGCGCTGAAGAAATGAAAGAAGAAGATTTTGAAAAATTTCCTATTCAATCATTAACTAAATTATCACAAGAAATTCTTGTATATAATGGATTAGCTGCATCAGATGATAAAGGTGGTGAATTGGGGAAGAAGAATTAGCAGAATATGAATTAGCTCATCAATTAGGTGTTACATTAGATACTATATATAATATGTCAACTAAAGAATATATAGGTTGGATAAAGTATTTTAATACAAGACCATATGGTTGGAGAGATGATCATAGAGCTGCTATATTAGCCCAAACTACTTATCAAGGTACTAAACCAATTAAAGTAAAGGATTTATTTCCTTCGTTAAAATTAATGGAAAATAAAACCGATAAAGATTTAAAATTAGAACATGGTTTTAGAGAATTAAAAAATATAGCTAAAAGAAATAATATATCTTTTATGGAAAATAAAAAATTTGAAAAATGATAGTCGGGCGGTGTAAACTGCCCACTTGAAAGGTAATTATGATTGATAAAATATTTTATAAATTTTTTAGTTACATAGATTCATGGGTAGAATGGGTTGAAAATTGTTTTCAAAAACCTAAAAAGAAAAATAAAAAGAAAAAAACTACTAGATTTTTAGATGAGGGTATTTAATATGAGAGATATAAAAATTTTAGAATCTTTTAAAAAGAAGTCTGAAAAGAATTTAAAAGAAAAAGAATTATTTAAAAACCTTAAAAAAGAAGTAAATATTGGTGCCAATGGTACACAAAGATATATTATTAAAAAGGGTATAAATAAAGGTAAATTAATATAATGGCAATAACTACTATTGGCCTAAAAACTGCTGTTAATGATCTTGAAAAAGATGTTAATAAAGCAATTGAACAAGAATTTAGATCAAGAGCCTTAAAAGCTTTTGCTGATGTAAAATTAACAACTCCAGTTGATACTGGTCAAGCTAGAAATAGCTGGTATATTGGATACACTGAAACATATTATAATCAAAAAGATCCTGCTGTTACATCTAATATAAATATTTTGGTACCAAAAGATAAACCAAATAAAATTATTGTTACAAATGGTACAACCTATATAGAATTCCTTAACAATGGACATTCACAACAAGCGCCTACTAAATTTATAGAGGCTGCTTTTAGAAAATACTTTGATGAAGTTAATGTGGAAATAACTAACGGATAAGGAAAAATGGCTGTAAAATTAGATATTATTACTAATGTTAAGGGACAAAGCCAAGTAAATAAATTACAATCTGATTTAAATAAATTAGGTAATAATGCATTTATTGCTTCAAAAAGAATTCAACAATTAGAGGCAGCTGCTGCTAGATCAAGATCAACTTTTGCTTCATTAGGTAAAACTTTAAAAGTAGGTGTTGCTGCTGGATTAGCTGCTGTAACTTTTGGAGTTAGTAAATTTATAAGAGATACATTTCAAGCAGGAAATCAAATAGAAAGTTTACAAATTAGATTTAAATTATTATTTAGATCTGCTGAAGAGGGTTCAAAAGCATTTGATAATTTAGCTTCATTTGCAGCTAAAGTTCCATTTTCATTAGAAGAAATTGCTGCAGGATCAGGTAATTTAGCTGTTATTGCAAAAGATGCAAATGAATTATCTAAAATATTAGAAATTACAGGTAATGTTGCTGCAGCTACAGGTTTAGATTTTAGACAAACTGCTACTCAAATTCAAAGAGCATTTGCTGGTGGTATAGCAGCTGCTGATGTCTTTAGGGAAAGAGGCGTTAGAGCAATGCTAGGTTTTGAAGCTGGTGCTAAAGTATCAATTGAAGAAACTAGAAAAAGATTTTTTGAAGTATTTGGTAAAGGCGGACAATTTGGTCAAGCTACAGGTGAATTAGCTAATACATTGACTGGGCAAGTGTCAATGGTACAAGATAAATATTTTCAATTTAGAAAAATTGTATCACAAGAATTATTTGGAAGTTTAACATCACAAATTAGATTATTAAATAAAGAATTTTCTGATAATGAAACTGTTATATCTGATTTTGCAAAAAGAGTAGGTCAATCATTATCTCAAGCATTTAGAAATGTTGAATCAGCAATTAGGCTTGTAGGTAGAAATATTGATACTATAATTACTGCATTTAAAGTGTTTATAGGATTAAAAATAGGATCATTTGTTGCAGGTATTGCTTCTCAATTTATTTTATTATCAGTACAAATAATTGCAGCTACTAAAAATATGAGAACATTAAATGTAGTTATGAGAGCCAATATTGTTGGTATTATTGTAACAGCAATACAATTAGGTATTGCAGCATTTATAGCATTTAATGATGAAATAATGAAAGTTGTAGCTACAATTAGAGATTTCTTTATAAATAAAATGAAAGAGGCGCAATTAGCTGTTCTTAATTTTGTTTCTAAATTAAAAATATTTCCAAAAGCTTCAAAAGAAGCAGAAGAAGCTGCAAAAAGTTTAAAAGAAGAATTAGAATCTATTAAAGCTGAAGCTAATGCTGTTGTAAATGCATATACAAAATTAAACAGAAAGCAAAAAGAATTATTTTCAGGAACACGAACTAGAAAATTAGTTTATGATCAACCCTCTCCTCAAAGGGATATGGCTAAAGAAGCTGCAGAAGCTGAAAGAAAAAGACAAGAAGAAATTGCTAATATTAATGAACGAATTGAGTTCATGAGTAAAAGAATGATTATTGATCAAGCTAAAGCTAATGCTGCTGTTAAATCATATAGAGATGTTTTACAAGATGCCGGTATTGAAGCTAAATTAATATCAGATACAATTAGTACATCATGGTTAGAGGGAATTAGACAAGGTAATTCATTATTAGAGATTACTAAAAATGCTTTTAGAAATGTATTATTAACTATTTCTGATACATTAGTTAAAAAATCTACTGAACTTTTAATTGAAAAAGCTTTTGAAGAATTAGGTAAAAAGAAAATAAGAAATGAAAAATTATTAAACATTGAAAGAGGTAAAGGAAACAGCCTAATAAGTCAAGGTATTAATTATATAACTAGTAATCTTAGTAGTATAGGTAATATATTTAGTGGTGGTAAATCAGGCAAAGGTAATATATTTTCAAGTTTATTAAGTTTTGGAACTTCATTTTTAAAATTTAATGAAGGAGGTATGGTACCTGGTGGTGCACCATATACTGATAGAATACCTGCATTATTAACACCTGGAGAAATGGTTGTACCTAGAAATAAAACAGGTAATTCTGGTTCAGTAATAAATAATACTACAATAAATATAAGCGGTAATGTTGACCAAAGATCTATAGATCAAATAAGGTCTGTTATATCATCTAGTCCATCTCATGTAGGTGGAGCTAATAAAAACTTTACAAGAAATACTGCTGGATTAAAGAATAGGAGAAGATAATGTCAAAAATATTTGAATATACAAATGATATATCATTAAATAGATCAGCAAGAGTTCGAAGATCAATATCAAACTCAGGTTATGCTAGACAAGAAAGAGGCAGTCCGACATTTTATTCTTTAGAAGTAAATTTACCATTATTAACTAAAGCAAAATATGATGAAGTTGAAGCGGAATTATTAGGAATAACAGATGGAATTGATTTTAAAACAACTAATTTACCATCAACAATTAATTTAACTTTTGCTAATGGAAGTATAATTCCACAATCAGGTTTAACAATTGAAGTGGTTAATGCTAATACAAGTGGTGTTGATGTACAATTAGCTAATGTAGATTTATCAAGTAATGTTAAAGCTGGTGATTTTATACAATTTAGTTCAAGTACAAAAGTATATCAAATTAAAGAAAATTCAAATGCAATAGTAGGTAATTTATTAAACTTTAAATTAAATACTGGTGCAATTAATCCTATTACTAATGGCGATACTTTTACTTATGGTAATGGTGTACAATTTAAAATGTTATTAAACGGTCGACCAAATGTATCAGTTATACCTGGCCCGGGATATAATTATTATTCTTATGATAGTTTTAATTTTCAGGAGATATTATAATGGTTAAAGCAATAGATTCAACAACATTAGCTGAAGTACAAAATAGAGATACTTATCCTATTCAATTAATAAAATTTCAAGTTACTTCTGATAATAATGATAGTTTATTTTTAAATACGGGATATACAAGTATTACATATAATGGGGATACTTATTTACCTGGTTCAAATGTATTAAGTTTATCTCCTGTAGAAGAAACTAAGGATGTAAAAACTAATGCAATATCTATACAATTAAACGGTATACCAAACACAATTATAGCTGCTTTAGAAAATGTTAATGCTATAGGTGGTATAGTTACAATATATCAAGCATTTTGGAATGATGAAACTGGTCAAATTGAAGGTCAAATTTATCAAAAGTGGCAAGGTATAATAAATTCGCATTCAGTAGATGAAGAAAATACTAATAAAGGGGATGTTAATATAACTGTAGAGTGTAAAAATATAGTAGGTGCTATATTAAACACTAAATCAGGTAGATTTACATCTGATAGTTCATTTAAAAAATTTACAAATAACGATGCATCTATGGAGTTTGTTGCCTCAATGGTTGACTTTAATCCTAGATTTGGTGCAGAAGATTAAATATAACAAAAAGAATAAAATATAATGATAAGAATTGGAGAATTTAAAGATGTTGATCAAGGTGTAAAATTACTTGAACAACATAGAAAAGAGTTTGATTTTGGTAAATTTAAAGAAGATAATACAGATTATTATAAAGGTTTAATGCAAGCAATAGCTAAAGATAAAACCTCAATAATATCTGAGGATGAAAATGGTGTTATTAATGGTGTATTATTAGGTATGAAAATACCTAATTTATTAAATCCATATGTAACACAATTACATGTTTTATTAACTTGGGTTCATCCAAATAAAAGGGGTTCATCTATATTTTATAGGATGCATAAATTATTGGAAAAAGAAATAAAAAATCATAAAGAAGTTAAAGATATAATTTTTTATTCTATACCAAAAACTAATATTAATTTTAATAAATTGAATTATAAAGAATTTCAATCAATGTATAAAAAGGAAATTTAAAATATGGCAGCAGCTGCACCTATTATTTCACTAGTTACAGCAACCGGTGTTAAAGGTATGATAGCTAGAATGGTACTGTCAGTAGCAGTTTCATTTATTACAAATAAATTATTTGCTCCAGATATTCCATCTGGTCCAGGACAAGGTGAAACAGTTCCAGATCAAGGTGTTAGACAAAGAATTGCATCAGACCCCAATAATAAATTACCTGTTATTTATGGTCAAGGTAGAGTTTTTGGATCTATTACATTTGCTGATATAACATCAGATAATCAAACAATGGCTTTTATTATTTCATTATGTGAAGGCCCAATTGAAAGTATTGATACAATATGGTGGGATCAATATCAATTAACATTAGATAATGATGGTAATGTAACAAATGCAACAGATGCAAATGGAAATACTGATGATTTTTTAAACGGAAATTTAATAATTAAAAAATTTAAAGCAGGTGGAAGATGTAGTCCTATGGAAACATTTTCAACTAAGTGGGCTAATAATGCACAAAATAGAACAATGCCTAATGTAGCATATTTATATGTTGAATTAAAATATAATAGAGATGAATCTATTACTGGTTTAACAAGTAAATTAGGTGCAGAAGTACATGGTAAATTAATTAGAACATTTACTGGAAATACTTTATCTAGTAGTTTATCATATTCAAACAACCCAGCTGAATGTTTATTAGATTATTTAACTAATAATATTTATGGTTGTGGTGATGTATTATCTGATAGTGATATAAATTTAGATTCATTTGCTTCTCATAAAACATTTTGTGATACTTTAATTACACATACAGATAAAGATGGAAACAGTACAACAGCTAAAAGATATACAACAAATGGTGCTATAAATACATTTGATGATAGGGATTTAAATGTTTCTGATTTAACTGTTTGTTCTCAAGGTATATTTTCTTATCATTTAGGTCAATTTCAAATTATTTCTGATACTATAGGTTCATCTGTAATGTCATTTAATCCTGATAATATGTATGGTGATGTTACAATAGTTAATGATGGTTTTAATAGTGCATTAAATAAAATAAATATTTCATTTTCTTCTTATGATCAAAAATATCAAGATGATCAAGTGTTTTTAGATTTACCAAGTAATTTAAAATCATATAATGAACCTGAGTTAGTACAGGATACAAGATTAAAATTCATAAATAATAATATTATGGCTCAAAGAGTTGGTAATGTTATTATTAAAAAATCAAGAGACAATTTAATTGTTTCATTTAAAACAGATACAAGGGCTTTAGCATTACAAGTTACAGATATTATATCAGTTACAAATAATACTTATGGTTTTACAAATAAATTATTTAAAATTAATTCTATCACTGAAACTGAAATGAACACTGATGGTGTATCAGGTTATTTAATTACAGCTCAAGAATATAATGCTGATGCATATGCAGAAGAAGCATTAACAGAGTTTCAAACAGCTCCAAATACAAATTTAGCTAATCCTAGAAATTTTGGAACAATTACTGATTTAACATCAATTAGTAGTGATACAGATTCTTCTACTCCTTATGTAGAATTACAGTGGACTGTACCTAATGGATTAATTGAAACATTTGAAATATATATTGGAAATAATATTAATAACCCTGTTGCTGATAGAGAATTTAATATTTCGTTTAGAACATCAACAGGCCCATTTACTAATGGTGCAACAATAAGACATAAAGTATTTGATATAAATTTTACAGATACATTAGTACTTTGGGTAAGGCCTATTAATCAATTTGCTAGGGGATCATTTTCTAATGCTTATAATTTTGGTGTATTTAGACCAGTATCTGGTGGAATTACTTCAAGTATTTCAGGTGTTATAGTTGATGCTAATGATACAAAAAATCCTTTTGGAGTTGTTAATAGATTTGCTCAAATTAGATATGGTGATAGTTCTACTGGATCTAATATAAGAGATACATTTAATCCATCTACAGCTGTTCAAAAATTAGGATATGCTGGTACATCAATTAATACAATTACTAGAACTGGTGGAAGCGATGGTTCAGGATATGTAACATTTCCATCAAATTTTAATTCAGGCATTGGTGCTACAGAACAACAAGAATTAAGTTTTACAGGTACAAGGGGTAATATAACACAAAAAGAATTATTACATATTAATATATCTGATGATATACAAAATGATACAATTAGAAAAACAATTTCAAATGTTAAAGTTTGGGGAGAAGCGGGTTTTTTAACTGTAAACAGTTCAATTAATAGTGTTAAAGTTAATGATAATATTGAATTAAGTTCATTAGTTACTGATGGAGTATCTTCTAATTTTGGAAGATCTGTTGCTATAGGAACTTCAACTATATATGTAATGTCAGACACTGAATTATTTTCATTTAAATTAACTTTAAATAATTGGGCATATTATACAAGAACAAATATTCAAAACTATAATATTAAAATTATGGGAAATGATGTTTTGCTTTATAATTCATCTACTTCTGAAGGTCAAATTTGGGATATAAATTTAGTAGCATTAAGTATAGAGGCTCAAGGTGGAGCACAATTTAATTAATAAAGGATAAAAAATGGCAATATTAGATACAATATCAAATTTAGATATTAATAATGATATTATAGATGCAAATCAAAATATTATTGTCTGGTATAATGGAACTAAAATAAAATATTATCATAGATTTGAAAAAGTATTTCAAGATGTTGAAACTATTAGTGATGTTTTATCTATTAAAATCCAAGACAACGATACTATAAAAGTTACTACAAGTACAACTGTTAGGGAAATAAATTTAACAAGGCCGGGTACTACAAATACATATACAATTACATTAGATAGTAATTATGATAATACTGTTGTTCCAGAAAGAATATATGAATTACTTTTAACAGGTTATGGAAAATTAACAGGAAATATGAGTTCAACTGTTAATAATACTGCTGCATCTATAGCAACACAAATTAATAATTTAACTGATTTTACTGCAAGCTCTAATAATAATGTAATTACTTATACTAATACAGGTTCACAAGTTGTACAAACTAGCTCTATTGATTATAATGATTTAATAGCAATTGGTAGTGCACAATTTAATTAATAAAGGATAAAAAATGGCAATTAGTTCTGTTTATATAAATTCAGGAACATGGTCAGGCTCAGATATTATTACTGGTATTAATGTAAGAAATAATAAAAATAATATTCATATTATAGACAATAATTCTGTTATTGTAGGATTAACTACAAACACTCAAGCATTTACTGACAGTGGTAGTGGATATTCATCACAAAATACATATTCAAATATAGGAGATATAATTGGTTTTAATAAAGAGTTTATTTTAAGTGATGATTTATATGTTTATAATTCTGTTGAACCTACTTCAGAAACAAGATGGGTTTCAGGGACAAATACAAAATATTCAGTAAATTTAGGGTCTTTAGGCAGCATAACTAATGCTACATTTACTTCAGGTATTAATGCTATTGAAGCATTAAATGAAATTAGAAATTCTATATTAGCTTTAAATATAAATAATTTATCAATATCATTACCAACTTATATAAATGATGTATCACCTAATAATAATTCTGTTAATTTATCAGGTTATGGAATAATTGTTAATACAGGAACTTATATAAATGAAAATACATCTTTTACAATTAATGATTTAAATGCTGATGGTTCAAATATTATTCATAATTATGAATATGAAACAGATGGTGGTGGTATTACACAAACAACAACTATATCATTAACTGAACCAGATGGAACAGGCACTTTAACATTAAGTGTTTCTGCTAATACTGCAGATGATAATCAATCAAATAGTATTGGAAATGATTTAATTAATTTAATAAATAATAATACTGAAAATCCTAATGATTATTCAGCTACATATGATAATACAACTAAAAAGATTACATTTACAGGAATAACTCCATTTAATTCGAATATTAATCAATTGTGGACTGCTACAGTAAATAACGGAACTGTTACAGGAGATGATGAAGGTAATATCTCTTTTGGTTTAGCTTCAATTACAAGAACAGGTGTTTTAAATGAAACATTTACTATTATAGCACCTAATTTATATTCAACAACTGTAAATGGTTCACCTTTATTTAATAAAGTTACGTTTACTGGTGGAAGTCAACAAACATTTACTAATAATTTAAATGCTATTGATGCTGCAATTGAATTAAAAAATGAATTAAATTCTGCTTTAAGCGGATATATAACTGCTTCTATTGATTCTTTAAATCCATATAAAGTAATATGGACTACATCAATTCAAGATAATATTGGATTAGATATATCTTTTTCTGATTCAAATATTACTAAAAGTATTATTCAAGGTAATTTAGGAACCACTCAAAGCAATATTAATGATGCTGGTAAAACTAATATTCAATTATTTAAACCAGGAAGCTCTAGTGCTGATTATACTAATAACTATATTGGATTTATTCCAAGTTTACCTGGTGCTATAAATACAATACAAGATGTAATAGATGATATTAATACACAAATAACTGATTGGGTTATTGAAAAAGATAGGCCTGTAACAAACCAAATTAGATTTACTTCGATTGCTAATGAATATATTAATAATATATTTAAATTAATAATTACTAATAATACTGGTACAGGGACTACTTTAGGTAATTTTTCAACAGGTATAGGTAATGCTACAATTGATATATTAGGTTCGGCAGTTCCTAATTATTATGGTTTAAGATCTGTAACATTAGCTAATAAAGATGTATTTTCAAATACTGCATCAGATTATTCTTGGTTTGAAACTACTAAAAATTCTTCTGGAACTATATTTCCAGGATATAAAGTAGATTCTTTAAAAACTCCAGAATTTGCTTTTGATGGTGAAAATATAAATGGAACTCCACAATTAGTAGATGGATTTTTCGATATAACTGCTAATTTAAACGGTCAATATGTTATTGATACAGATAGTCTTACTCTTTCTGAAATATATAATGTTCCAGTTGATTCATTTGATACAAAATTAAATGGATCTGAATTAATTTATTATTCTACTAAATTATATTTAGCATACAGAGTAAATAATGATAGTGAAATTACTGGTTTATCTTTAACATCAAGTGATACTGGTGCAACAATATACACTAATCCAGGGACTACTTATACATTATTAGATAGTAATAGTGATATAATTATTTCATCTACTATTTATAAATGGAATGGAACTTCTTGGATAAAAGAAACTTAATTAAATAATAATATATAGCTATAGTTATATATTTACTCATAACTAACCTACAGGAGATAATATGAGAATATCAAACATACAACATTACTTAGGAGGAGCAGATAATATTGTTGCTCGAGAAGTATCTGAAGGAAATTCATTTTTATTATCAGTAGAAGATGGGACTATAGATTTTAGTTCTGCATCTACTACTTTTGATATACAAGCTGAATTATTTCAAGCAAATGTTACAAGAAAAAGAGGATCTATTGTAATTGATTCATTAACAAAAGAACAAACCGCAACAAAACATACATATACAAAAGCAGAACTTATATATAATACTGGTACTGCTGGTAAATTTGAATTGTTGGTTCCAAGTACATTATTGTCAGATCAAGGTAATTTTACAGCTACACCTGATGATACATCACCATATATTGTGGTTATGAAAGTACAATGGGCACAGGGTACTCCTGAAGTTAAAAATTCGATAAGGTTTGTATTTGTAATAAGATACCAACCTCAATAAAGGAATAAATAATATGACAATTAAAATAGATGGGGAAACAAGAGTTATAACTGTTTCAAAACAAACAGGTCCAACAGGAGCAACAGGTCCAGCAGGCCCACAATGTGATACTGGTCCACAAGGTCCAACAGGACCAGCAGGTCCAACAGGTTTAACTGGTCCAAGAGGTGATACAGGTCCACAAGGTCTACAAGGTCCAACAGGACCAGCAGGCCCACAGGGTCCAATAGGTCCAGCTGGATTACCAGGTAATGTTACTAAAGAGTCAATAGATCTTTTAGGTATTGATGCTGACACAGTTGATGGACAACATGCAAGTGCTTTTGCTACATCTGCTCAAGGAAATTTAGCTGATAGTGCTGTACAGCCTTTAGACAATATTAGTACATTAACAAATGATTCTAATTATGCTAATCAAACTTATGTTGATACAGCAATAAATAATTTAATTAATTCTGCACCGGGTACATTAGATACTTTAGGTGAAATAGCAACAGCTATAAATAATGATGCTACAGTTTATGATACATTAAATGCTGCAATAACTAATAAATTAAATGCATCTGCTGTATCTACTTTTGGTGGTACATTAATTGATGATGCTGATGCTGCAACTGCTAGAACTACTTTAGGACTAGGTACTGCAGCAACTACGGCTTCAACTGATTATGCTACAGCTGCACAAGGTACAACTGCAGATAGTGCTGTACAACCTACTGATAGTATAAATGTATTATCTGATGTATATACAACTGGTGCTACAAATAATCAAGTTTTAACTTGGAATAATTCAAATAGCAGATGGGAAGCTCAAGATACTGCTTCAACTTATACATCAACTGATTTTGATACAGATTTTGCAAGTAAAACTACATCAGATTTATCAGAAGGTACAAATTTATATTATACTGATATAAGATTTGATACTAGATTAGCATCTAAATCTACAGATAATGTTTCAGAGGGTTTAAGTAATTTATATTATACTGATACTAGATTTGATAATAGGTTGGCTACAAAATCTACAACTAATCTTTCAGAGGGTACTAATTTATATTATACAAATGCTAGAGCAAGAGCTGCTATATCAGGAACTGGTTCAATAAACTATAATACAGTAACTGGTGTAATATCATATACACAAGGTAACACAGATACAGTTGCAGAGGGTTCAACAAATTTATATTATACTGATACTAGAGCTAATTCAGCTATTGATACTCGTGTTAATAAATCATTTGTTGATGCATTAAATGTTGATGCCGATACTTTAGATGGATTAGATAATACTGCTTTTGAAAAATTAACTAATAAAAATCAAGCTAATGGATATGCAGGTTTAGATTCTAATGGTAAAGTAGCATCTGCACAATTACCTAGTTATGTTGATGATGTTGAAGAATATGCTAATTTTTCTTCATTTCCTGCTACAGGGGAAACTGGTAAAATATATGTAGATATTGCTCAAGGTGATGTTTATAGATGGTCAGGAAGTGCATATATACAAATTAATGATGCTGTAAGTTCTGCTGATCAAGCAACACAATTAGCTACTGCTAGAAATATTACATTAACAGGTCCAATAACTGGTTCTGCTAGTTTTAATGGTACTGCTGATGCTTCTATTTCAACTACATTAGATATATCTGGTAAATCAACTTCTGATTTAACTGAAGGAACAAATCTTTATTATACTGATGCTAGAGTAAATAGTGCTTTTGATACAAGATTAGCAACTAAAAGCACAACTAATTTAACTGAAGGAACAAATCTTTATTATACTGATACAAGGGCTAGAAATGCTATAAGTTTAACATCTTCAAATACTTCTGAATTAAATTATGATAGTGGTACTGGTGTATTTACTTATGTATCTCCAAGCACTGTTGCAGCATCTGATTCGGTTTTACTTGATGTTAGAAATACAACTGGATCAACTATTGCTAAAGGTGTACCTGTTTATATTTCAGGTCATTCAGGAACAAAAGTACTTATTGCTCCAGCTGATGCTAATGATCCAACTAAAATGCCTGCTATAGGTTTAATGAATGCATCAATTTCAAATAATAGTGATGGTTCAGTTATAAGTTTTGGTTTAATTACTGGTATAAATACTTCAACTTTTTTAATTGGAGATACTTTATATGTTGATACAACACCAGGAGGTACTTCATTTGGTGGTTTAACAAAAACTAAACCTACTGGTGAAAGTTCATTAATTCAAAATATTGGTAGAGTAGCTAGATCTGATTCAAATGGTGAAATTGTTGTTTCCGGACCAGGTAGATCTGCTGCAACTCCAAACCTTAATAATGGTAAAATATTTATTGGTAATGCATCAAATTATTCAACAACTAGTACTTTAGATACATCAATTGTTCCTGAAAATACAAATTTATATTATACATCAACAAGAGCAAATAATGATTTTGATACAACATTAGCAACTAAAGATACAGGAAATTTATCTGAAGGCAGTAATTTGTATTATACAGATGCAAGAGCTGATGCAAGAGTTAATTTACAAACAGGAGCTAATTTAGATTTAAGTTCTAAATCTACTTCTGATTTATCTGAAGGAACAAATCTATATTATACAGATACTAGATTTGATACTAGATTAGCTACTAAAACTACATCTAATTTATCTGAAGGATCTAATTTATATTATACAAATGCTAGGGTTGATGCTCATTTAAATCAATCAAATCCAACAGCAGGATATGTTTTATCTTGGAATGGATCTGATTATGCTTGGATAGATAATACAGGTTATACTTCATTTAATACTGATTTTGATACAAGATTAGCAAGTAAAAGCACTAGTAATTTATCTGAAGGTAGTAATTTATATTATACTGATGCTAGAGCCGATGCTAGGGTAGCTAATAATGTTATTGATGAAGATAATATGGTTACAAATAGTGCAACTAAAACACCATCTCAACAATCAGTTAAAGCCTTTGTTGAAAACCAATCAATTACAATAAATGGAACTTCTGTTAATTTAGGTGGTTCAGTAACTGTTGGAGAAACTAAACCTACA